TCCTTAATTTCAAAATTTACGAACATTAAAAGAGCGACTACGACTTCCATTATTGTAGCCCCCACCAAATTAAAAATATAGGTATAATAATATGTTCAAAAATTTCATAAAGACAAATAAAAACTAATAACCATGAAAAAAATACACTAGTTTTAGATTTTAGAGTAAGGTATCTAAACATACTTTCATGCCAAGTTGTAATTTTCTGTGTAAGTTTTAAAAGAGTTTCCTTCATTATTGTTCTCCGTTACTAAATTTCATTTCTCTACTGGCATCCTTTAATTTTTCAATGATATTAAGTATTTTTTCTACGTCTTTTTGTAATCGCTCGATGTTGACCGTGTTATGCATGCCTGCTTCTTGAGATAACAGTAATTTCTCGGTGGTCTTATAAAGATCCTCGATCAACAAAAATTGCTCAGAATCTGCGGGCAGTGAACCGAGTAAACCTCTCGGCCATTTTATTCTGAACTCAGTATTAAGTTCAGAATCTTTTTCCATAATCTCTAGTTTAGTTGAGTGTTGGTTGAGCTTCTCCTGAATTTGAAAAAATCCGAAGGTCCCGAGGGCGACCATGATAATCAAAGAGATTACGGTCTTCATCGGCATCTGTACAGATTGTTCAGGTCCTAGTTTCATATTTATTCCTTTTGGTCTCGATCTCCAAAGATGATCTTATACTTTAGTTTTCCACCATCATCTCCTTGTGTGTGATCTAAAGGTTCTTCAATTTGTATAATATGCTTTACACCATCACACCCAAAAGAAAAAAAGAATAACAAACCGATGACCATACAGGATACTAAATACTTCATCCATCTAGTTTCCCTGTCCCTTTTTTTTCTTACGCTTCTTTTTGCCTTTAAGAGCTTTAAAGTTTGATATCTCATCTTCTATCATCTCCACTTTGGTTTTAATTAAAACCATATCTTGTGAAAGAGAGAATGTACGCTGAAGCGTCCATCCCCCGAGCGCTAATAAAATAGCGAGTAGTGCGGTGATTAATTTTTCATTCATCTTAACCGCAATTGTTTTTATCTAAATCAATTGGCTTATCGCCCTGAAAGAACCATACATAAGATGAAATCTTTGTGCCATCTTGTGTATAGGTACATTTTTTGCCGACCGAGCACGCGCTCAGGACAACTAACAGTGCGAGCATTAGAAATAGTTTATTCATATAACTCCTTATGTTTCATCCGGTTGGCCAGGATAGCATTCATTTTCTTGTTTTACTAGTTCTTTTACGGAAGATGTTCTCACCATGAAGCTTTGTTCATACGTTAGTGCTTCTGCGTTTTCTTGTACGTCTCCTACCTGACAACATGTACCTGATTTTTCTTTTTCTTTGGTATGCGTATTGCAAGTTTTTTTTGCGTCTATTGACATGAGAGACACTCCTCATTATTTACTGTTGCTCCTTGGGGGTTGCAATTACATTTTTCACATGCACATACACCATTAGCATCTGAATGTTCTTTAACATTACAGTGACAATCACAGAGGCAATTTTTACACTTTGTCATTTTTAGTTTCTTCAATTCCGTAGAAGTACTTATCAGTATCTTCTGTTTTCCATTTACTACTATCTTCTACATTCCATTCGGAAGTCTGGACCTTCCAATCAAAAGGAATTTCATCCTTCACTGTGAAAGAGGGAATGCTCCAGATTAATCTATTATTTGGCTGAGCCGCATAGTTGCCATCATCCAAGGCAAGTATATGAGCGCACTTATGTTCGTGCGGGATTTCCGAATGATCTGTGTCGACTATATTACTCTCTGGGTGAGCCCAGTCAACCGTAAAAAGATAAGCGCCGGAGCGCCACTTTTTATCTTTACCAATGTATTTACCAGATTGGCCGTCTAAGATATCAAAAGAAGTAATGCTAGGATAGTAACTGAAGCAATTCCATAGCTCCAACTCATCAAGTCGCAACCGAGGAACTTCACTTGCTTTAAATCCTCTTTGTATGAATGCAGAGATTGGCAAACGGTAGAATACAGCCCCATTTTCCATAATTGCGTGAAAGAGGACAGGACGCCCTGTAATCGATGCAACCCCAAAAAGTATGCAGTCTTCCACTTCTCCATGGTGTTCTTTAAGATCATAGAGATACTCTCTCCTGATCTGTGAATAGATCACAGGAATATTCGCGTTTAAATAAGCCATTTAACATAAAGCTCCTAGTTAACTAAAAAATAAATGGCAACAATAACTACCGCGATAGCGATAGATATTTTTGGGTTAGCTTTTGCTAACGTCCAAAGTTGTTTAACTTTTTCCATAGTTCCTCCTTGTTAATTAAAAGAAGTTCTTGTCAACATCTTCTTCCCCTTCTTTATCAATACTACCCCAGTTTTCTCCGCTTTCATAGTCTACTTTGTTAGGAATTTCAAGAAGAACTGACTCTTCCATTATTTTTTTAACCTTCTTAGCTTGTTTATCATCTGTAATTGAAACATTTAATTCATCATGAACTTGCACCATAGGAAGAATTCCTTCTTTATATAAATTTACCATAGCTTTCTTGGTCATATCAGCCGCACTTCCCTGAATTAGTCTATTTAAAGCTTTATAAGTGAAAGCTCTTCTAATATTACCTGATCCATTTTCATCGGCTGCTTCTTTCCAGGTATCATACCACTTTCTGCTATTCCAATCTTTTGGCTCCCATTTATCAAATCTGCAAAGTCTTCCTCCTATGGTTCGAATCCGTCCTGCTGTTTGAGCTCTACTCATAGTTTGTTTCATTAATTGTTTTACAAACGGAACTTTGGAATGATATTTATTTATTAATTCTTTAGCTTCTTCCTCATCATTAATTCCTAATTGATCTTGTAATTTTGCTACACCCATACCATAAAATAAACCCAAGTTAATAGTTTTAGCTTGTTTTCTATCTATGGCTGCGATGTCTGCTACTATTTGATGAAAATCAGTAGAAGGGTCTTCATTAAATGCCTTTGCCATTCCATCTACACCAATAATTCCAGGTGTGCGTAAAGCAAAATGAACTACAAGACGTGGTTCCTGTTGTGAATAATCAAAACAGCCCCACTTCTCTTCATCAGAGTTAGGAGAAAATATAGAGCGTATCCCCATTCCATAATCATTGTAGTTAGGAAGCTGTTGAAGATTTGGATGAGAGTAACTTAATCGTCCTGTTAGTGTGCCTCCTTGATCTCCTCTTAATTGATTAATATCCGCATGTATTCTTCCTTTAACAACATAATTTTTAAGAGTTTCTATAAAAGTATTTCTCAATTTATCCATTTGTCGAGCAGTGGCGATGTTTCTAATAAGTCTATGAGAATGGTTAGATAAATAATTTTTGGTAAAAGAAGGAGCATTTGTTTTTTCGGTTCTCGTCATATCTTTAACACCCAATTTTTCACATACCTTAGCAATGCTACGAGCAGCCCATACCTCAGGGAAGATCCCTGTTTTTGCTTCAACAGACTTTAAACACTCGTCATAAGTTTTTTTAAGTTTCTTTTCTATAACTGCGACTTGATCCTCATTAATCCGCACTCCTCTCCATTTCATCTCTACCACACAAGGTAAGACATCAGTTTCTAATTCAACAATTGAATGCAGGTTTTGTGATGCAATTTCTTTTTTAAATTCTTGCCACACAGCTAACGTAATCTCAGCATCCCTTTCAGCATACTCCCCTACGAACATTGAAGGAAGTTTGTACATTTCAGCTTTTGGATCTATTCCCCACTCTCTGGCTGCGGATTGAAGAGCAGCTTCATTTTTTCCGATACCTGTATATTCTTTGGCAACGGAATTTAAGTCATATTTAAATTTATTTTCATTAATCAGTGAAGCCATGATCATGGTATCTATGATAGTTCCGTGGACCGTGAGCCCTAGTCTTTTAATCCAGCACACATCATACACAGCGTTGTGAAATATTTTTTTAGCAGGAGTCTTGAGGATATCTTTAAACCATTTTAAGACCCGTTTACGATCCATGTTCCCTCCGCCTTCATGCGCGATAGGATAATAACCACACCAATCCTTAACCGCGACTGCTATGCCTACCACACCTCCTCCTCCGCGTGTAGAGCATGAGCCTTTTTTAACTAAGTCTGGATCTTTGGTTTCTAAGTCAATAGCTATTTCATCATAGCTAGATAAATCTGGAAAACTGGTTGGTTCGCACCACTCTGTTTTTGCACTAAACAATGGCGCTTGCATCAGGAATAATCTCTTTCAATAATCATATCTATAAAATGTTTTGCCTTTAGTAAGTCTTGCTTTCCTCCTTTATACTTATGTCTACAGATATATTTAATAACATTTCCTTCCGGAAAAAGCAATTTATTCT